GTACGCCCACACCGTGTCAGACACGAGGAGGGTGTCGGGACGGTAGCCGAGGTTCAGCCCCTGCATGGCCGCCTGCGCGAGCATGATGTCCTGCAGGAGAGTCGTGTTCGACCCGTTCCAGGTGGCACCAGCGGCAGCGGTGGCGGTGTTCGCCGACGCGATCGCCGCGACGACAGCCTGGTCGATGACCAGCGCAGCCGAGTTCGCGAGCTTCAACAGGCCCCGGTTGACCGGGTCCATGTTCCGCCGCTTGATGTCCTCGTCGGTGACGAGGGAATCCTTACCCCACTTGGCGACCCGCGCGACAGCCGGAGTGCCGGCGCCCGTGGTCGTCAGGGAGTACTCGGCACCCGGGGCGACGACCTCGGGAGCAGCGTCCGCGAAGATGGTCTCACCGGCGGTCTCGTAGCCGACGGCGCCGCCATCGGTGGAGGCCCGGCCGCGGAGCAGCTGGTTGCCGACGTAACGCAGGTCGGCGAGGTCACGAAGACGACGCGAGACGAACGACGGCTGCGACAGGAAGTACGACGCCGTCAGGGTCGTGCCCGAGATGGTGACAGTGCCCGGAGGGAAGGTGCTCATGTCAGTTCACGTCCTTTCAGCGGTTGAAGAGGACGCGAACGTCCGCAGTGTCGGCGGCAGTGGTGAGAGCCACGCCGATGGGGGCGGTGGTGCCGGCAACGACGCCAGCGCCAGCGGCGACCGAGTCGACGCGAGCGCCGGCAGTGATCGCGCCGGATGCGACGCAGTGCTGCACGCCGCCCGCGTAGACGGTGACCTTCTCACCGGAGGCCGCGTCGAAGGCGGCAACGCCGACGACCTTCACGGACGCGGCGCCAGCCGGTCCGACCGTGCCCGAGCCGGACACCTCGAGGATCATGCCTGCCGTGATGGTGGCGGAAGCCTGAGAGGTGAACGCCTGGCCCGGCTTGAAAATTGGCAGGTACTCAGCCATTTCGAGCCTTTCTAGGTTTTGGAGGGGAAGAACGCCGCGTACGCCGCTTCGGCCGCCGCTGCCTCGCTCATCGGCGCGGACGCCTGCGAGGGGTCGGGGGCCGGCGCGGGAGGCTGCGTCGGGGTGGTGCTCTTGAGCCGGGACGCGAGCAGGGCCATGCCCTGCTCGTCCGGCTGGTTCCGCAGGAGCGCGATGTCGTCGTCCTCGGTGATCCCGTGGCGTCGCGCCACTTCGTTCACGAGGTTCGTCTTCTCCATTGCGGAGAGTCGCTGCTGCAGGTTGGAGACGATGTCCTCGCCCTTGTCCTGTTCGATGCCGAGCGCCTTGGCGATTGCGGCCTGCTGGTCCTTGAACTTGCGCTCAGCGGACTCGGCCCGGTCGCGTTCGGCCTTGATCGCTCGCTTGCCCGCATCGCCCAGCTGGTCGGCAGCGTCGCGCTGCGGTTCCGCCGTGGTCGCGGCGGGTGCCTGCGGCTTCGGCTGCTCGGGTGCCGGCTGGGCCGGTGCGGGGGTTTCGGCAGGGGTGGTGGTTGTGTCGGACACGGTCTCTCCGAATCGCTCGGGTTACATCCCTCGGCATCGCGCCGAGGTGGTCTATGCGGCCAGATATCCGGCCTGCGTCAACTGCTGCACCGCGTCAGCGCGAGACTTCGCGCGAGCAGTGATCGAGTCGACACGCGTGGGCGGCAGGTAGTCGCCGCGCTTCCGCTGGTAGTCGTTGATCGTCTTGTTGAAGTCAGCGCCGTCCGTGATGGCCTGCCGCTGCCGAGCCGTCAAGTCCTTGACGTCGTTCGGGCCGATCACGATGCCGGCTGCGTGGGGGTTCGCCACGGTCTGCGGGACGTGTATGCAGTCGCAGCGGGGATGCCGCTTGAACCCTTGGTTGAACCGGAACACCTTGCCCGCGAGGACCGCGCACCGTTGACAGCACGGCGGGTTCACCATCCGCACCCACGACGTGCGCGGGCGAGCAGTCACAGCAAGCGACGTTGCATCCCGGGCCGCGTCCGCGACCTGCGTGTGAACCGCCATGTCCAGCCACCGGCCACCACGAGCGAGCGCCTCATCGACCGAACCGCCGGCACCGACACCCAACTTGGCCTCGATGACCGCGTTGTCCAGAAGCGACGCTAAGCGCCGTCCGTCAGAGGCGACGCCCACAAGGGACGACGGGACGACTTCGGCTGTCTGCGTGGCTCCCACGACCGCCTCGACGTACGCGGAACCGTCACGGGCCGCGCCGAGCTGCGCCGCTGACGTGAGAACGGCGACACGAGGACCGATGGAGGCCCATGAGGCGTCGAAGTCGGAACCCATGCCAGCCCACTCGCGGCGCACCATGCCGAGCGTCGCGACGATGCGACGCTGCTGAGCACGGTAAAGATCAGCCGTTGCTTGCGGGGGCAAGTTCGAGGGCACCTTGAGCGAGCCTCCTGGCGACGATCTCGCAGTAGCGTTCCTCGAGTTCGATCCCGATGGCGCGTCGCCCAAGTTGCTTCGCTGCGACCAGCGTCGAACCGGAACCGGCGAACGGATCCGCGACGGTGCCGAGGGGTGCATGGGACAGGATCGTGGTGATTAGCCCAACCGGCTTCGGGGTGGGGTGACCAGTACTGCGGGAAAGGCTGCGAAGCCCATCCTTCGTTCGGATAACGCTGGGGTGTCTCGGGCGGTCGCCGCGCTTCCACTCGCCGAGGAAGTAGATCTCCTCGTGGGAGTTGCCCCAAGCTGCGGATAGGTCGCCCATTCCGCATCCGGTTCCTTCCGACTTATCCCAAACCACGAGATGCCGGACTCGGAGGGGGCGCGGTTTCTTCCAAGTGCCGAAGACTGCGGCGGGCTTGCCGCCCCAAAGATCCAGTGCCGCGTCTCGCACGCTGCCGTCAGAGTCGCCTGCGATCCGCCTCTGAGGTGAATCCCAACCAGACAGATGGGCCATCCCGTACGGCGGGTCCGTGACGAGAACGTCCGCGTCCAGCCAGTCCGTCACCTCGCGGCAGTCGCCCAGATAGAGCGTCACGAGGTCGTCGGAGTAATACGGCTCGGTCACTGGTTGGCCGGTGGGGTCGCTGCGGCGGTGCCACTGGACAGAGCTCGAGCGGCGGTCAGGACAGGGTCGTTCTGCGCGGCCGACTGAGCCTCAGCCGAAAGACGCGCACGTTCCTGCGCCTTACGTGCCTCATCCCAGCCGAGGAGATCCCAGACGCCCTCAGTCGACAACGCGCCGACCGACTTCATCTTCATCGCCGCATCAGCCGTCTGCGCCAACGTCGGAGTCGCCGGGTTGTGGTAGATCGTGCGGATGTTGTTCGTCGGCTCGAAGTTGCCGGTCCTGAACTTCTCCTCGAGACCCATCACCCACGACCAGCCGTCACCGTCGTTCGCGTTCATCCGCTCGACGTTCCGGATCAGCCGCGACTCGTCCGCGTTGATCGCGCCCTCGGTCGCCGGGTTCACCGACTGCTGCCCCGCATACCGCGTCGGCAACCCGAGAACCGCAGCGCACCACGAGAACATGTTGTTGACAGCGTCCGTGAAGTTCTTGAGATCGCCGGCCTGGAACTGCTGAACCTTGGCCTTGTCGTTCGTCAGCGCCTTGATCTTCGTGATGTACGACTCCCACACCGGGACCGGGTTACCGTCACGGTCCTGGAAGTCCTTCTGGTCGACACCCGAGATGAACCACGACGGCAGCGCGTGACCCTCAGCGCCCACCTGCATGTTCGTCACCAGGCGGGCGATGCCGTCGGTCATGCCGATGACGTCGGACATCTCCGACTCGCCCCACCAGTCACCGGCGCGGCGACGGTTCAGGAACATCACCACCGGCACACGGCCGAGGTTGTGTGCGTCGGTAGGCCCGTTGACGTTCCAGCCGTTGTCGTAGATGTACGGCGTCGTCGAATTCGGCTTGTACAGAGTGCCGTGAGTCTTGAGGGTGGTCGGGTCCGTGTACATGCGGAACAGCTGACGAAACCGGCGCCGTTGAGCGTCGACCTCGTAGCCCATCTGCAGCGGCGACTCGACCGTGATGAGCGGGTGCGCCCGGTCGTCCGGGTTCGTACCCACCGCCACAAACGACCGGCCGTAAATCTTCTCGTCCGTCTGCATCAGCGACGACTCAGACGGCAAGTTGTTGAACTCCCACGCCTCCCGCAGCGCCGGATCCTCCTTCGTGGAGTCGCCGACCCGGTAGAACGCCCGCAGCGACTGACGCCGCTCCGGCTCCACCACAGCCATACGCGGCACGTTCACGACCGTCTCGAAATGCCGCAGCTCAGGCGGGACAGCGAGGCCGATGTGCTCGAGCCGCTGCAAACCCCGCGAGTACCGGTCCAGACGAACCAGATACGGCAGGTTCGACGTGATCTGCCCGGCGAGACGCTTGATGGACTTGAGATCGTCGTCTGCGACGACGGAGGCTGACAACAGGGGGAGCGTGTTCGCCACCGTGCCCCCGTTCAGCGAGTGAAAAAGATCAGTTTGGATTCGGGCCGCTCAGTCCAGCCGGCCGCACGTTGGTCCGCCGCGGCCTCATGCGCGAGGACGTCAGCCATCAGAAGGTCGATCTTCTGATTCTCAGAAGGCTTCCCGAGGATGTACCGGTCACCCGGCTTCGCGATCCGCCGCGCCGCGAGAGCGTGCAGTTTCATGGTTTCGTCGATGCCATGCCAGGTGACATGCTCCGCGAGGTCCTCGCGATACCGGACCAGCGCCTCATGCATCGGCACCAGCCGGTTCGTCGGCCACTGCACGACAACGTCCTCGCCGTACTCGGTCGCCCACTCGTCCGTCTGGGTCTCGAAGTAGCGCGGGTCGATGTAGAACCGGGCAACCCGGAACCGGTCGAACACCTGCGCCACCGCAGCCTTGACCTCGGAGCGTGGAATACGACCGTCGGGCCACTGCGCCGGATCCCAGAACGTCGGACGATCGTCAGGGCCGTATGTCGGTGTGAACCGGTAGCCGTCGAACGTCTCAGCCCGCAGCGCCGTCCAGTCAGACGACCTCGAACCGTCAAGACCGAGACAAATACGCCGATCCTCGGACGGGTCGCCCGTCGCGCCATCCCACAACGACTCAGGCATGAACGACCCGAGACCCTGCACCAGACGGTTACCGAAGAACCGCTCAGCCTGCGTCGGATCCGTCTCAACGAGCTCGGCAGCCTCGGCGTCAATGCTCGGCACCGGCACCCACGGCGCGTCCGCGTACACGTACGTGTGGATCTTGTGACGATCCCGCCGGTTCGCATACGACAAGTCCGCCGGCGGCTTCCGGTAGTACCGGAAAATGTCAGGCCGCAGAGACGTGAATGCCTGCTGCGCCGCCGAGTTCTCCATCGGATCCCACGGGTTCGTGATCTCCACGGACCGGCCGCCCATACCGGCCAGACCGCGGCGCATCGTCTGCCACACCGCGAGAAGCTTGTTCGTCGCCGTATACAGCCCCGACTCGTCCCCGAGCGCCCCATTGATCGGGTTACCCAGCTTCGACCGGGCCGCCGCTGATACCGGCTCGATCTTCCCGTTGTTCGGCAGCCGGATGAAACCCTCACGGACCTTCATCACGTCATCGAGCGGCCCGGACCGAATCATGGTCTGCATCGGCTCGTACACGTTCGCCGTCTGCGTCTCCGCAGTCGCCAGGAGTTGAATCAGCGACTTCGGCCGCGGGACACCCATCGGCTCACCCGGCTCATACCCGTACTCGAACCCGCAGCCGCAGCCGTGGTCCTCACACGCGTACACGTCACCCGTCCGAGCCCAACCAGCGAACTCACACGGGCCGACGCCCTCGAAGATCATCAGGGACGCGCCCCACGGCGACTTCCCCGTCTTCTGAGGGCCAACGACCACCGAACGGCGGTAGAAGAACGCCTCATTCAGCAACGCCCGCGACGGATCCACCTTGATCCCAGGCTTCACCCGGTAGTGGTTCACCGTGCACCACAGCTGCCAGCCGTCATGCACCAACGACGCACCCAAATCACGCCCCGAAGGGATCGTGCAGTGCGCCTCTATCCAATCCGCAGCGAGGAAACCGAGGGTCGGGAAGTCGACAACGTTCTCAGGCTCCGGCGCCGGCACTCGGGACAACCTTCATGCGCGCTCGAGCCGACGAACGGGACGCTGCGGGCTGACCGACACGCTTCTCGCCGACAACATCAGCCGCCACGATCCAGCCGAGACGAGCCAAACCGCCAGGAGTCATGCCGATCTCGTCAGCCAGACCCCGCAACTGCGCGAACAGAGCCGCGCCACTGTCGAGCTGATCGCAGCGCACCGCAACCCGGACCCACCGAGCCACCTGAGGCAGCATCCAGCCGTACTCAAGCAGCGACCAAGCCGAGGCCTGAGGCGACTTCCACGCCTGCTCCCAATAGTGGAGCTCCGTCGACGTCGCACCCGGCATCAGCGGCCACTCAGGCGCCGCGCCGTCGTAACCCTCAGCCGGCAACGTCTTGAACGTGAGCCCGCGCTGGTCCGAACGACCCGAAGCCGGGCTCGCTGCAGGACCGGAACGAGCGTGTCCACCACTGCCCATGTCACTCACTCCTCGACGGCATCGCGCCGCGTCGGTGATCCGATCAGCCTCGCGCCGAACGGGAAGTCATATCACGAGCCGGGTACGGTGCGAAGGCTTTGACCCTCCGCACTTCCGAGGCCCCTCCCCGGCGT